CCTGGAATGTCTCAGGCGACGGTCATTGGTGCGGCTGATACCTATGTATCGGATTTTGGCGAACACATGATTGTTCCCAACCGATTCAACAGGGATCAGGTAGCACTCGTTTTGGATATGGATTACTGGAAGGTCGCAACCCTGCGGCCCATGCAGCAGATCCAGTTGTCCAAGACCGGTGACAATGAGAAGCGTGAATTGTTGGTTGAATTTACGCTGGTGGCGGCCAATCCCAATGCATCGGGCAAGATCGCTGATTTGTTAAGTAGCTAGAGGACTCAAGGGGGGTGAAAGCCCCCCTTTTCTTTTATGAAAAGACTATTCGATTACGATCCGATGACCGGCATTACCCAATATTTTCATTATAATGAAAATACCGGTGGATGGGGTATTGAATCCATCCAGGATGTGGAGCCATTCATTGAACGCAACAAAAAGCTCCAAAATGAACAGGACTATTCAAAGCAAGGAATAAAACGGGAATGGTGGCATGTAGCAACAATCCCGATAGTGATTCAGGAAAAATGGCTCAGAGAGGACGGTATTGATATCTATAACAAGGACCATTGGCAAAAGGTCAAGCAGAAGCTCAATGATCCCGATTGGAAATACTTGAGAACGTCTTTGGGGCGCATTTGAATAAAGCCCAAGAACTGATTGATGCCGAGCAATACTCAGAGGCGCTGTCATTATTAAATGACACGCTTGACGACAATCCAGACGATCTGACAGCCTTATTTCAGATAGGCGAGGTCTTGCTAAAGACTGATCGTATCGGTTTGGCTGCGAATATTTATCATTATCTGACGACCAAGACACAAAGAAGCGAGGTCTGGAATAATCTGGGCCGATGTTATCAGCGCAGAGAATCATCGGACGAAGCAAGACGTTGTTTTGAAATGGCCTTGAAACTGGACCCCGATTCGCCCCATGCCAGGATTAATCTTGGGGTCTTGGATGTCAACGAGGGCAGGCCGGAAAGCGCCAAACAACACGCCCTAGAAGCTCTGGAAATAATGCCGGAGTCCAGACAGGCCATAGATGTTTTGTCCATGGCCAAGTTTCATTTGCGGGACTGGAGCGGGTGGGATGATCACCTTCATTCCGAAGGCCCACCGTTTCGCATCATGCGGCAGTATTGCGTCCCCCAGGAACAGGAATGGATGGGCGAACCTGGTAAAACAGTCGTCATTTATCGCGAGCAGGGCTTGGGCGACGAGATCCTGTATGCCTCTTGCGTGAATGAGGCAATATCCCTATCAAAAAAGGTGGTTTTAGACGTTGATAGCAGAATCGCCATGTTATTCAGGCGATCTTTCCCAGAGGCGGATATCTACGGGACAGGGTACTTGTCTGAAATTCAATGGACAAAACGCTATCAAATCGAGGCTTCCGCGCCAATTGGGCGCATACCAGGGTTTTTCAGACGCAAGGACAGTGATTTTCCCGGAACACCCTATCTGACAGCTTGTCCGCACCGGAAGACCGCCTATCGGGCCATGCTGGACGCCTTGGGCCCTGGACTGAAGATCGGCTTGGCCTGGACAGGTGGCAAGCGTTCTGACTCTGTGACCCGATCAGATAGCGATTACAGATCCTTGAATGCAGAGCTGTTAAAGCCACTGTTGAGGCAGGAAAATCATTACATCAGTTTAGAATATCGGGACAACCAGATAGACGGTGTTCATCATTGGCCCTGGATCACCCAAAGCCAGGATTACGACGACACCGCCGCGCTGGTCGATGAGCTTGACTACATCATTGCAGTTCCAACAACAGTCGTTCATCTGGCTGGCGCACTTGGGACACCGTGTTATTGCCTGACTCCTGAGCATCCCAATTGGCGATTTGGGCTTAAAGGTGAAATGTTGTGGCACAAATCCGTTAAATTATTCAGAGATCAAGGCAATTGGCGGAAAACCATTAAGCGCTTAGAGGCTTTTTTATGGAAACATTTATAACGCACTATACATCTATTGAGGGTGAACCTTGGGAGCATTGGCCGTTTGATAAAAATATCAAGCCCAGTAATAACGAATTATTAGATATCCCAATAAGGGACAACTATATTTTTACAGCAAATGGAAAGAAAGTGTGTTTTCATTCTCTAAAATTTTCTAATGGTAGGGAGTACGACACAATTAACGGGTTCAGGGATGGTGGAGCCCCGTGAAACTAGACATAATCGTCCCTGTCGGACCGGGACATAAAGAGCTGGTCAATGAGGCGATACATAGCGTCAAAATCGCCATGTACACAGGGCAAGGCCCATTTTCAGAGATCAAGATCAAGGGTATTGATGATACCGCAGGGAAATATGGACGTTCCAGGGCGCGAAACATGGCGATTTCCGCATCAACGGCGGACTGGTTTTTTTTCCTGGATGCCGATGACCTGATGTATCCCGAGGCGCTAATCAATGTCAATTCTCATATGGAAGACTTCAAGGCCATTTGGGGCCGGATCGTCGAGGAAAAGGAAGGATGTATCGTTGATCGCTATCAATTACCAAAGATTGATAGGTTTGACCAATTATTAGAGATTGACCCCTATTACACTTTGCAGATGGGGTTTTTTGTTAAACGGGAAATCATGCCCCTTTTTGATGAGTCCATGAACACGGGCGAGGACTGGAAGGTTTATCTTGAGCTGTGGAAACATCAGAATTGTATCAAGATCGACAAGCCTCTTATGATCAATCGCCGTGGTATTCATTCCGTTGGTGATAAGTCAGCAAATGGCAGGCAATGGCGAGATGCTGTTTCAAAGTTGATTGAAAATGAAAGGAAATCGAGAGACGCTGCTTAATGGACGTTTATAGTTCATTAAAAGCCGCATATCATCTTGATAAAATAAAATTATTACGTGATGGGAAGCAAATTGTCCCTTCTCAAGTACAGATTATCTTATCTGATCTATGTAATCAAAATTGCCATTTCTGCGCCTATCGCTCTGACGTAGGGTTTTCAAGTGAGGATTTCGGAGAGGATACAGGGAAAGGGTTTACCATGAATCCCAACCGTAAGATCCCGACAGAAAAGGCCATTGAAATACTGGACGATTGTGCAGGGCTTGGCGTGAAGGCAATCCAGTTCACTGGCGGTGGTGAGCCGACAGTCCATCCAGATCATGTAAAGATTTTTGCACATGCTCAAGGCTTGGGATTGAAGACCGGGCTTGTCACGAACGGCGTATTGATGAAGCCCAACACAGTCTATGAAGAAATGGACTGGATACGTGTCTCGCTAGATGCTGGAACGCAAGAAACCTATAAGCAAATAAGACAGCACAATGGTTATGATCGTGTCATTTCAAATCTGTCCTGGATTGGTCAATGTTCCGGTGTAACAGGTGTTGGCTTTGTGATTACAAAAGACAATTATAACGAGATTTCAGAGTGTTGTAAGATTGCCAGGGATTGCGGGATTGATTATGTCCGATTGTCCGCCATGTTTTCGACAGAAGGCCATTCCCATTATGAAAACATACATGGGATTATCCTTTATGAGATCGCCAAATCTAAAGAACTGGAGACCGAGAAGTTTAAGGTTATTGATCTCTATGGAGATAGGATAGATGATCTAAAAGCCGGCGAACCTGATTATTGTTTTTGTGGCTATCAACAATATAATGTTTATATTGGCGGTAATCAAAAAGTATACCGTTGCTGTACGACAGCCTATACAAAACATGGAGAGATTGGAGACCTTAAAGATAAGTCTTTCAAGGAATGGTTTTATTCTCCTGATAAACAAGAATCTATCAGTAATTTTGATGCTAAAAAGTGTCATCATTGCCAGTTCAACGATAAGAACAAGATCATAAATTATATGATCTCACAACCGATGCATGTTGATTTTGTTTGATGCATGAGCTTTTAAGAAATGACGTATCATCCAAAATACTTGGTAAATTAAAACCGACTCAACGTATTTTGGATATCGGTTGTGGGATACGTCCTTGTCCTGTGTTTCCGTGCGAGACGCATATCTGCATTGATCCGCATGACGAGTATATTGATTGGCTCAAGACCTGGACGCCAGGGGACCGTGAAGTACAGATTATTCAAGGCACAGCAGACTTAATGGCTGGCGTTGATCCATCAGGTACAACTCTGTTAATGCTTGATGTTATCGAGCATATGGAAAAGGAAAAAGGATTTGAGATCCTTTCCATGGCTGAAAAATTCGAGCAGGCGGCGATATTCACACCGCTTGGGTTTATGAAACAAGAACATCCTAACGGTATTGATAATTGGGGAATGCATGGTGGTTATTGGCAAACGCACCGATCAGGATGGGAACCGAAAGACTTTGAAAACTGGAATGTTCATATATGGCAATCAATAGCGATTCTAGCGATTCGATTTCAATAGTCATGCCGTATTGGAAACGGCGAGACGCACTGATAAGGACGCTGAAAAGCTATAAAGCCTGTGATTATGATTGTGAAATTATCATCGTCGATGACGGATCAGGCGATGACGTTCCGGCGAAAGTCAGGCTTCCATTGAAGGATGAGGCAAAAAACCCGTGTGTTCCGATCAATGAAGGTGTTAAAGCGGCTACCGGCGACATTATAGTCATAACAGGACCGGAACTTGCCCACCGTGCACCGATCCTTGATGAAATGAAGAAAACACTTGAATCACTTGGACCCAAAGGCTATGTCATTGCCGCTGCCTGGAGTGTCGGGCAGGGAGAATGGCACTGTCACTCAAGCATTAATGGGAAAAGGACAATGACCTGGCCTGTCCCTAAAAGCTCAGGATTCCACTTTTGTACCATGATGTATCGTGATTTCTTTCTTGAGATCGGTGGATTCGACGAGTCTTACAGGGAAGGTGCGGCATTCGATGACAACGATTTTCTGTGGACACTTGAGAAAAACGGGGCTGTGTTCTGCATGAGGGATGATCTAGTGGTCGATCATTACCCCACTTCCACAAAATGGCCTAGCGGCGGATGGGAGAAAAACCGGGTGATCTTTGAGAATAAGTGGTCAGACTACATGAGAGATAGGGGCATAAATTGAGCATTACTAATTATAGCGAATTGAAAACTGCCGTGGCCAGTTGGCTGAATCGTGACGATTTGACGACTTATATCCCTGATTTTGTCACGTTAGGGGAAGCCATGATTTACAGGCAGTTACGCATTAATGCGATGGAAACCGCATTAAATGTCACCATTTCAAGTGGTGTCGCTGCTGCTCCTTCTGACTACGTTGAATTGAAGCATGCCTATTTGGATGGTGCGCCCACAAGATGGCTAAAACGCGCTGATCCTAAATTCATCTACGAAAAATATCCGGTAAGGTCTTCTGATTCAAGACCTGCATTTATCGCCAGGGAAGGATCTAATTTTATATTCGGCCCTTATCCAGATTCAGGCTATACGATAAAAGGCATTTACTACGCAAAGTTAGAGGCTTTGTCAGATTCCAACACAACAAACTGGTTCACGACTAATGCCCCTGATCTTTTGCTTTATGCCTCGCTGATGTCGGCTGAACCGTTTTTGAAAAATGATCAAAGACTTCTTGTATGGGGAAGCTTATATAGCAACATTAAGGACGATATACAACGGGAGGAAAATAACGAACAATTCTCAGGCGGTGGCCTGTCAATGGGTGTGGAATGATTATCCCATTTGGTGAGTACGCACCAGATAGGCCAGATTTCGGAAACCAAGGGGCTATTGTCGCAAAAAATGTAATCCCGCATGATACGGGTTATGAACCATTCAACTCCATTTCGCCTTACAGTAGTGCTTTAGATGCTTATTGTCGCGGCGCTTTTACGACAACAGACAATACCGGAAATGTTGTCATGTACTCAGGCAATCAATCAAAACTATACAGGTTAATTTCTACCACACAAACGGATTCGTCTAAATCAGGCGGGTATAGCTGCGCATCGGATTCCAATTGGGAATTTGTCAAGTGGGGCAATACGTGTATAGCCACTAATTTTGATGATGATATCCAAAGCATTACTTTAGGCGGCATTCAATTTGCAGATTTAGCGGGTTCTCCACCCAAAGCGCGGCATATCTCAGTTGTCAGGGATTTTGTTGTGGTGGGAAATACTAATGATCCCACTGACGGCAATGTCCCTCATCGTATTAGATGGTCAGGTATCAATGATGAAACATCATGGACTGTTTCACCAACCACACAAGCCGATTTCCAGGATTTGGAAAGTAATGGTGGATGGATACAGACCATTATAGGCAATCAGGAACGTGGCGTTATTTTCCAGGAAAGGGCCATTTGGTTGATGTCTTACGTCGGTTCGCCTGTTGTGTTTCAATTCGACCAAGTAGAGGATGCCAGGGGCGCATATTGTCCAAGAGGTGTAATTTCAGTCGGTAGTGTTATTTATTATATCGCTGATGACGGATTTTACGCATATAGCGCTGGGCAATCCATATCGATAGGCAACAATAAAGTCGATGAGACTTTCCTTGCTGAACTGGATGATTCTTATCTGAACAGGGTAACAGCCGCAGCAGTTCCAAAACATAAAATTATTATCTGGTCATACCCTAGTTCCAATTCGACAGATGGAACGCCCGATAAATGCCTGCTTTATAACTGGAGCAATGGTAAATGGGCGTTTGCTGAGTTTGACCATGAATTGATATTCAGAGCACAGTCATTGGGTTTGACTTTGGATGGGATGGATACCTCTTATCCACAATTGGACCAGATAGAATTTTCCCTTGATTCCAAAGTTTGGATGGGCGGTGCATTGCAGCTTGCGACTTTCGACACAGATCACAAATTGTCCTATTTCACGGGCACGGCTCAAGATGCGACGTTTGAAACAGGCGAGTTTCAGGCATTTAAGGGAAAGAGCGCAGAGATAAACGAACTAACACCATTAGTAGACGGTGGAACGCATAGCGTCCAAGTTGGTACACGCGATACACAGGATGATACTGTTTCGTGGAGTAATGAAATCAGCGAAAACACATCAGGAAAATGCAATATTCGCTCTAATGCGCGCTATCATCGAATCAGGGTAAAAAATACAGGTAATTTCACAAGCGCGGTTGGCGTTGAAATCAATAATGTTGTTCCAACAGGTGATAGGTAATGGAGCAATCAACAGATCTGCTGCCATCACAATGGCATAATGTTAATGATTTTCTGAGGAAGGTCAGTCTTGCCGTTAATAATATCCTGCGAGGCAAAACAAACAATACGGGCTCTGTGACATTAACGGAAAGCACCGCAACAACAACATTGACTGACATCAGAATAGGTATTAATTCCGTAGTTGTTCTGCAACCTACAACAGCGAATGCTTCTGCTGAGATAGGGGCAGGGACTATTTATTTTAATGATCCAGGAGATGGGACCGTAGTAATCAACCATGCAAACAATGCTCAAACAGATAGAACCTTTAAGTACGCCATCATCGGTTGAAATTATTGGGGTTCCTTCTGATAAAATAGATGAAGTTTGGGAATATGCCGCGCCTTTTCTTCAAAAAGGTTTGGACTATGGACCGGATAAATGGGGTCTTGACAGTATAAGACAGTCCTTGCTCGACATGAAGCTACAATTATTTATTGTTATGCAAGACAAAATGCTCGCCGCATTAGTGACAGATGTTACACAGTATCCCCTTGAAAAAACCTTGAGTGTGATGTGCTTAGGCGGTGAAAATGTGGAGTTATGGATAGATAAGTTATTGAAAACATTGGAGAAATGGGCCGATGAGATGGGCGCTACTTTTGAAGTGGTTGGCCGTCCCGGATGGGAAAAGATACTTGATTATAAAAGAGTGGCCGTCATATTGAGGAAACAGACATGAGAGTACATACAAAAATTGTTATTGATATAGACGGCAATGTTTTGGAAGATGAGTATTACGAATACTACGGTCCTGTTTGTGAGTGTGGCGGAGGGAAAAAAGGTGGTGGAAGTGAGGACCAAACAGTTACAACAGAACCACCTAAATGGTTACAAGGCCACCAACAATCACTAGCGGAACAAATGAGGCAATATTTCGGCGGTCCCGCGACAGGTGGTAGTGGTGGGAAATTCGGATTGGGCGCGGGATTACCCGCCACAGAAGGCACGGCTGAATTCTTCCCCGGACAAACCTTCGCAGGATTCGCCCCTGAACAAGAAGAAGCACTGGGACTTCAATCTGCCAGAGCTAGGGCCGGATCGCCTGTGACAAGATCCGCGCAAGATTTGGCGACGTCAACATTACGCGGAGATTTTTTGTCGGGTGGTCCTGGATTCGATGCCGCTTATCAATCCGCAGCAAATCGCATTATACCGCAAGTTAGTTCGCAATTTGGCCGTGCTGGTCGCACTGGAAGCGGATTAGCGCAAACCGCTCAAACGGGCGCTTTGGGTGACGCTTTTGCTAATTTATATGATCGGGAGCGTGGGCGACAAGTGACGACATCGGCCTTAGCGCCACAATTGGCCGCTCAGGATTACGCAGATATTTCCGCACTTTCAGGAGTCGGCGCACAACGCCAGGGAATGGAACAACAAGGAATTAATGAACAAATGGCAAGGCATGACTTTCCTTATCAACAGTTAGTAAGGCAGGCAAATTTATTGTCTACGCTAACTCCTGGAGCGGGGTCTGTGCAAACTTCACCATTGCACCGCAATACCGGTGCGGGGATTCTAGGCGGTGCTTTAGTGGGTGGCGGGTTAGCAGGTGAAGGCGGCCCGCTTTCCGGTATGTTGCCCCCATGGTTGGCTGCATTAGGCGGCGGATTGCTTGGAGGGTTCTTCTAATGGCAAACGGACTACTTGATTTGCTTTCCCCAGAAGAAAAAGCCTATGCGCGCAATCAGGGGCTTTTGGGCCTTGGCGCTGGATTATTGTCTGGCTCTGGGTATAGTTCGCGTCCGACGACATTAGGTCAGGCTGCCGGCAGCGGTGTTCAAAACATGCAGCAATTGCAACAGCAGGCAGTGCAAAATGCTTTGCAAAGGCAAATGATGCAATCCAGGCTTGGCGGTGTGACACCTTCCGCTGTCAATGAGTTTAAGTATTGGCAGGGTCTCTCTAAAAAAGAAAAGGAACAGTTTTTAAGGGTGAAGCGATCCCAACAGTTTCTCGATACTGGTGCCGGTTTTGTCGCGCCGAGTGGTGTTGATCCTACTCAGACACAGCCAGTCGCTACAAAAGAACTTCCACCCGCACAAAGACCGGAAACCAAAAAGGCGCAAAAGGTTGCTGAGATTACAGGCAAACAGATCGCTGAGAAACCACAAGCCACATTAGCGACAGGAACCACCATTGATAACCTGAAGTTAATGCAACAGTCAGTTGGTGAAATAAGGAAACATGCTGGATTGCCACGTGTTACGGGTCCAGTGTTTGGAAGAACACCAAACCTGACAGGCAGCGCAACGGGCGCGCAATCTCTTATCAATAAACTCCGTTCACAGACATTCATCAATGCATTGCAGTCAATGCGAAATGCATCCAAGACGGGTGGCGCTGTGGGCCAGGTTTCAGATGCGGAGGGCAAACGACTGGAGAATTCCATGGCCGCATTGGAGCAGGCGCAAACAACTGAGGACTACAAGAAAC